CGAGATTGACAACGATCCACCTGAGGAAGCCGGGCCAATGGGCCTTGGGATCACTCCTGCTTTGGTCGAGTCTCGAGTAAGCGGTTTGGTTCGTCGTCAACTTCCGGCCAATACGGTTGCGCTTACGGCGGCGATCGACCTTGGCAAATATGACTGCCATTGGGTTGTGACTGCTTGGTGGCATGGGGCCGGAGGGGTTGTGGTCGATTACGGCCGAGCCCAGGTCTATGGAACTGACAAGAGCATGGATCACGAAGCTAGCGAGCCGATGATCTACCATTGCTTGCTGAATTGGCGTGATGAGCTTTTGACAAAGGATTTCATTGACACAACAGGAACGAAGCGATCGGTCGATTTTTGTCTCGTGGATTCCGGTGCTTTCACCAATGCAGCCTACCAATTCTGTCGTGAAGTCGGCGGGATCTTTCATCCTAGTAAGGGGCAGGATCCCTACCATCGGAAAGCCAAGTCAACATCGACCACGATCGCAGGGGCCAACCTACACGCTCAAAAGCTTCCGTCGTCGAATGTTTGGCTCTACGAGCTCGATACGAGTTATTGGAAGCAATTCATCCATGAACGCTTTATGACTCCGACATTCGACGAGTCAAACATGCTTCGGCGCGGTTCGCTCTCGTTGTTTGCACTTGAAGAAGAACGGCGCCATAGCCAGTACGCGCAGCACATCGCAGCGGAAGAACTTGTGACCAAGTTTACCGAAGGCAAAGGGGCCAAGACCTATTGGATGGTCAAGGACAGCAACAATCACTGGCTCGATGCAACTTACATGGCGGCGGCTGCTAGCGAGGCTTGTGGCGTTAAGTTGATTGCTCCGAGTGAGATCGAGGTGCAACCGAAGCGCGTTAGCGGCGATGAGCAAAAGCAAACGAAGCCAGCACAGCAAGCCTACAGGCATGGCCAGCAAAGATTCAAGCAACGTCAAGGCGGATGGGTTCCCAAGAGGAGAGGATGATATGGCGAATAATTCGAAAAGACCGAAAACAGTTATTTCAGTTCAGGCAGAGGAGGTAATGAAACCAATAAGTCGAGGTGTTTGCGTAGATTACGATCCGGTCGAGGATGTTGCATCTCGGACTAGGATTTACGATGATGATGGAAAAATGACGTATGATTCACTCGAAGATTGCAACCCTCAAGAGATACCGCATCCTGAAATCAGCCCTCTAACCAAAGAGGAAGAATCGATTGCTGAGACCATGCCAAGGTTTCGCCCTCGCGATTGCGTTCAGTGTACAGCAAGGCGACCGACACGATCTAGCTACAGTCGGGTCTATTGCACGAAAGGAAACACTCGCTACATCCGTTGCGGTTGGAAGCCTTGTGGCTATCGGTACAAGCAAGTGGAAGAATAGCAAGCGGTTTACCATCAGCGTGGTAACAAGTCGCTATAGACGATTGAGATTGTCGGCTCTCCATGCAATCCTTTGTGCATGGCATCAGCGGCAAGTCTGTTAGCACTCATCGACGCAGCTATTGAGGCTCTCCTTACCGGAGGGGCTCAGCAGTATTCTATTGGCTCTCGGACGGTTACCAAGCTTGACCTAGCGTCGTTGATGGAACAGCGAAACAAGCTACTCCATCAAGTCCAGCGCGAAAGCGGATCGGGCGGCATCTCCCTTGGCAGAATCGTAGGGGGCAGTCGATGATTGATCGATTCATCGATTCAGTGGTATCGGCGGTAAGTCCGATTGCAGGATTGCGACGGCAAGCGGCCAGGAAAGCCCTCGCGCGATCGTACCAAGGGGCCGAACCATCTAGGGTCAGCAGCAGCAAGCACCCGAAAAACCTACCGGCTGACCAAGAATTGATGGGGCCATTCGGGGCTGATAAGCTTCGGGCATGGGCTAGGCTTTTGGTTCGAGATAATGCTTACGCATGGGGTGTAGTCGATACGATCGTTTCATCGGTAATCGGTGCGGGCATCCAGGCTCAAAGCACCTATGAGACTCCCGAAGGCGATGACATCGAGGACATCAACGACCTGCGAGATAAAGCTTGGTCGGAATGGTCGGAAGTTGCCGACATCAACGGCAGGTTAACGCTTGAAGAAATTCAGATTATCGCCCTTCGCGAAATGGTCGAAGCGGGCGAAGTGCTCATCCGCATCGTCAATTTACCATCGACCGAATACCGTGGAATCTCTCGACCGATTCCGATGGCTCTTGAGATCATCGAGGCCGACAGGCTAGCGACGGATCGAGATACCTACACGATGGGCATCGATCGCAAGGATGGTACTCGGGTAATTCGCGGCATCAAGGTTGACGAGTTCGGCAAACCTCTTGCGTACATGATTTATGACGATCACCCTCTACAGCCTTACGCAGTCAGTCGTACTCCGAAAGAGATTCCAGCTAGGGAGATTATCCATCTATTCCGGCAGGATCGAGTCGGACAGACGCGCGGCGTTACTTGGTTTGCTCCAGCATTGGCATCGATCAGGGATCTTGGAACGTATCTCGACAACGAGCTCCAAGCTTCGGCTATCGCGTCTTGCTTTACCGCAGCGATCAAGACCGAGACGCCAATGGGCAACTTGAGCAACCCAGAAGCGGGAAGCGGAAGCGACAGAAACGGAAACCGTGAGCGATACCTCGAGCCTGGGCTAATCTTTGATCTTAATCCGAATGAATCGGTTGAGGTCATCAATCCAACCAGGCCGAACAACAGCGCGGGCGAGTGGACGAAAGTAATCCTTCGAGGGATCGCAGTTGGTACGGGGCTGTCCTATGAGGTTGTTGCCCGCGACTACAGCCAAACATCCTACAGTTCAAGTCGAACGAGCCAATTGGAAGATCGTCGGCGGTTCCGTATTATCCAAAAGTACATCATTAGACACCTCTTGCAGCCTGTTTGGGATCGCTTTTGTGACGCAGCGACCCGAAGCAGCCTCGACGGTTTCCCTTCGCCTGTTGACCTGTTAAGCGATCGCAGGCGGTTTACCCCTGTCGAGTGGCAGACTCCTAAATGGGAATGGGTCGATCCGGGAGTTGAGCAACAAACAAGCGAATCGGGCATCAATTCATTTACCGCGACCTACTCCGAAGTGCTCGGGGCCCAGGGGCTCAACTTCCGAACGGTCTTTTATCAGCGGGCCAAAGAAAATCGATTGCTCAAAAAGCTTGGCTTGCAGACTCCAGAACAAACGCAGCTAGCGATCTCGGCGGCTCAAACTCAAGGGGCGGTTGAAACGCAACCAGCAACCGGAAGCGGTGAAATGATGGGGCTGTCAACCCAACAGTGGAACCGCAACCGCAAAGCCATTGCCAAGACCCTCGACGAGCTTTCTGGCGGGGTTATTAGCGAAGCGGCGGCCAGAGTGTTCCTATCATCGGTCGGCATGAGTGAAGCGAGCGTACAAGCCCTAATTGACGACGCAAAAGACGGATCGGTTGACACGCTACCGGCTGAGGTGACGCAATGAACAAAAGTGACCTAATCAAGCGACGAAAAGAACTCGACGCAAGACGCGAAGCTAAGTCCATTGACGGCGGATCGATTGTTCGACAATTCGGAACCGTCAAGGATGGTCGAGCGGTGATTGCGACCGAAACTCCGATTGACATCTACGATCAGACTCGCGGGTGGATTAAGCAAGTCCTCTTGATGGATGGCGTTCGCTTCCGAAACGACAAGCGACAACTCCCAATCGTTGACAGCCACAACGATAAGACTGTTCGCAACGTCTTTGGATCAATTCGCAACATCGTTATCGAGGGCGATGAGCTTTTAGGCTTGCCCGATTTTGCGAGCGATCCAGATAGTCAAATCGTCGCGACAAGATACACCGAAGGCCACTTGAATGACTTTTCGATCGATGCACAGATCCTAGAGCGTCAATTCGTTCGAGAGGGCCAAACATACACTACGCCAAGAGGCCAAGTGATTGAGGGGCCAGCGGAAATTGTAACCGCTTGGGAACCTCACAACGCTTCGATCTGTGCAACGGGTGCAGATCCTAATTCCACGGTTCGCAGGTCTTATGACCAAGAAAGGGTTGAAAGAATGGACGAGTCGCTTTTGGCAACTCTCAAGGGGCTCGGGTTGCCAGAAGGCATG